AAAACCGCCGGGCAAGCAATAAAAGGCGCAGGCGTTCCTGCTTTACCCCGGAATTTAAAGCCGCGTTATTGCGGCAATTCCGGTACGCAAGTCACTGGCGGGTCGTCACACGTCCTGTGCTCCTTCATGGATGGTCATATCAGTGAAGCAGGTATAGAGCGCCATGACTTTGATCACCTTATCGTAAATAATGGGGTTTTGGATTATTTTTTACAGGATGTTGAGCGTGCTGTTGTGGGGCATGTTTGCTAATGATTACCCCATCTCCCCTTATATTAAATAATACTAATATATATTACATGCTATCAATAGTAATAAGGCCGGGTATTGGGTCCTTCCTAGAAACCTCCAACGCGGGTTTACGTGGCCTCGTTTTTTGTGTAGCTAGTAGCTTTTTTTATTACTAAACATGGCTACCAACTACGATGATGTTCTAGCACAAATTAGTAGTTTTGGGATACAGGTTAGTCGTCTGGATATTGGCCGTATGGTGCGATGCCGAGTTGAATTGGACAGGGAAAAACGCGGCTGGTATATACTTCATGAAATCACATTGTCTGGCGGTGATACTGTACTTGTTGGTTCGTACGGCATATGGCAGGGAGCTGACGCCAATGCGCAAAAAATTGAACTTACAAAAGTTGATTTAAGCGATGATCAAAAAACCGCAATCAAGCAGCGCATAGCAGATGATAAAAAGCGGGCAGACTGGGAGCAAAAAAAAAGGGCAGAACAATCTGCACTTAGGGCTGATAAAGCCTGGCGAAACTTACAAACTGACGGCGATTGCGATTACTTGCATCGCAAGGGCATCGCAGCCCACGGCATAAGATTCACATCAAAGGGCGCACTGGCAGTGCCGATGCTGGATATATCGGGGCGCATACATGGTCTTCAATTTATCCTGGATCGGGAAAAACAAAAAGACCTGATAAAAAAACACAATGGCCGAGATAAGCAATTTTGGCCAGCCGGTATTGTAAAAAAATCTCACTTCCATTTAATCGGATCCCCAACAAATTTATTATTGATTGCTGAAGGCTATGCCACAGCATCAAGTCTGCATGAAGCAACTGGATTTCCTGTTGCCGTTGCATTCGATGCGGGGAACTTGCAAAGCGTTACCCAGGCACTAAAAAAACGCTATCCCAAAGCAAATATATTGATTTGTGCCGATGACGATGCTTTTTCACATTGCAAGCATTGTCAACAACCGGTTAACAATAACCTTTCAATAACATGCCCCCACTGCAACGAATGCCACGGCAAACGTAATGCCGGAGCAGAATTCGCAGAACTGGCGGCGCTGGCAGTTGATGGCCGCGTCATAGCGCCGCGTTTTGCAGATCCCGAAGCGCGCTTTGACCATTACTGCCGCAATCAAGGCAAACTCACCGACTTTAACGATCTACATTTGACTGATGGCCTACATACGGTAAGGACTCAGGTAGAAAGCGCTTTGTTGCAGTTTGGGTGGCTTGCTGGAGCAAAGGCGCGGGACGAAATACAGTCGGGGGGCGGGGAAACTAAAAATTTAAGGCCAATCGATACCACAGACGAATTGCTGGAACGTTTCAGTCTTGTCTATGGCAAAGGAGGAACAGTTTTTGATCACGGTGAACATCAGCTGATTGCGTTGTCTGATATGCGCGACGCTTGTATGTCGCGCGAAACACACAGACGCTGGCAGGAATCTCCCAATAGAAGCATAGTTCGAGCGGAAAATGTCGGCTTTGATCCGGCAGGTGACGATAAAAATATAACCTGCAATCTTTGGTCAGGATGGCCAACTGTACCCAAATCGGGCAACTGCGACGCGATTTTAAATCTGCTCTATCACATGTGCAGTGGTGAAAATAATGCAATGGATACCGCCTCCTGGGTAATTAAATGGCTGGCCTATCCGATCCAGAATCCCGGCGCAAAAATGCGCACAACTATAGTTATCCACGGCCCGCAAGGGACGGGAAAAAACCTGTTTTTTGAGTGCATCATGGCTATTTATGGGCGTTATGGGCGCATCATCGATCAATCAGCCATCGAGGATAAATTTAACGACTGGGCCAGTTCAAAACTCTTCATGATCGCCGATGAAGTGGTCGCACGATCCGACTTGTATCACGTAAAAAATAAACTCAAGGGCTTCATTACCGGCGAATGGATACGCATAAATCCTAAGAATATCGCGGCGTATGAAGAAAAAAACCATGTCAATATCGTATTTTTGTCGAACGAACGCATGCCGGTAGTTATCGAAGAAGATGACAGACGGCATTGCGTGATCTGGACGCCGCCCAAAAAAGAACCGGCCTATTACAAGGCCATTTCAGAAGAGATAAAAAACGGCGGCATTGCTGCGCTGCACGATTGGTTGCTAAATATCGATCTGGGAGATTTTAATGAACACTCACAGCCGCTGATGACGACGGCCAAAGAGGAGCTTCTTAATTTGGGCAAGGACTCCGTTTTGCGGTTTTATGACGATTGGATTAATGGCGATATAGATGGCATACCCAATGTACCCGTCCTCTCAGAAGATATTTACAGTCTTTATAAACATTGGTGTGGCCGCCAGGGTGTAAAGCCATCGCCAATGAATAGAACTATAGATCATCTTGCCAAACGACATGGAGCCATCAAAGAAAGAAAACGCTACTTAAATGGTACTAAGCACAGTAACCCAAAAACCTTTATTTATCCGCACAAATGCCTGGAAATGAATCCTGGTAATAGCGAAATGGGTTGGCTCGGACAATGCGTAGAAGATTTCAGGACAGCTATGGACGAATACAAAGGCGGCGCTTATGACTGATTGTTTCCAAATAATTAATAATCCTGTGCAGGGTGTGCATGGTGTGCAGGGTGCGTTTTTACCTACCCCGCACAGCTGTAAGCCGCGTCGTGCGTGGCTTTGCGCTCTGTTGTGCAGGGTGTGCAGGGTCTACGCACGCGGCACGCGCGCGTACAGTTTTTTTTCTATCCCTATTCTAAAATATGTAACCGCCTTACCGCACGATACCCCCCCTGCACACCCTGCACACCCTGCACACGCCTTTGTATTCGTGACTTACAGCTGTGCAGGGTATTTTTCTATACCCTGCACACCATGCACACTTATTATTTTTTTAAAAATATGAAGAAGATAGTTTGTGGAAAAGAGAACGTGGCGATATTTAAGGCCGAATTTAAAGCAGTAGCGCCCGATTTTTTCAACATGGCAAAGGAACTCTATGCCTTCGGCATGATTTCTGGCTTACGCGGCTCTACGCTCGAATTTGGCCAATTTCATGAGCAAGCAAATATCGAAACAGCAGAGCCGGAAAAAAAAGCCATGACATGTGAAAAATGCGTGCAATGGCAGCGCGATAATGTAGGCGACGGCACAGGAATAGGAAAGTGCCTGGTTTATGTCGGGCCAACGCCGGTTAAGTGGCCGGGAACGCCTGCTTGTAACAAATTCAAGGATGATGTATGGCCCTTATGAACCAAACCGAGTTCGCAAAACATATCGGCGTTACACAAGGCTATATCGCCCAGCTTAAAAACGCAGGCCGGTTGGTAATGCAGGGCAGCATGGTCAACGTCGATGAATCAAAAAAATTAATAACCGACACCAAAGATCCCGGCAAGGCAGGCGTAGAGGAACGACATCAGAAAGAGCGCGAACAAAAACAGGACGGTAAAGCAGCGTCCGCGCAAACCGGCCCGGCTATTAATGACATGACAAGAATAGAGTTTGACGACGCAATTGGTAGACAGCTCCATCAAACAATGGACGACACGACAACCTTAGCGGGCAGCGCGTATCAGAAAGCACGCGCGATGAGAGAAAAATACAACGCGATGCAGGCCAAAATTGCCTACGAAAAGGAAGTCGGGCTGCTGCTGGTCGCCCACGATGTCAAGCTGGCCGTAGCAGATGGCGACGCTATCATCCGAAACCGCCTGGAGTCTATGCCAGAAATGCTTGCGCCGCAACTAGCAGCGATCAGCGACGAGCAGAAAATAAGGGCAATGCTGGCGGATCAGGTTGAATACCTGCTCGGCGAATTATCCAGAACCTTTTACGGAATGACAAAATAATGAGCGACATCCCGCAAGCGTTAGAGCATATCAATACCGAATTACTGATCCCTTATGCTCGTAACAGCCGTACTCATTCGCTAGAACAAATACAGCAGATCGCCAACAGCATTCGTGAGTTCGGCTTCACCAATCCTGTTCTGATAGATAGTGATAACGGCATCATAGCCGGTCATGGCCGTGTCATGGCGGCGCAAAATTTGGCCTTGAGCAAAGTGCCTTGCCTGCGCCTTGCTTATCTTACCGAAGCGCAAAAAAGAGCCTATATCATTGCCGACAACCAGCTTGCGCTTAATTCTGGCTGGGATGAAGCGATGTTAAAGGCTGAATTGCAGGATCTGCAAGCGATAGAATTTGATTTGGATTTGTTGGGATTTGATGTTGAATTTTTAGAGGATATGCTGGAAGAGGAGCCGCTGGAAAATACCAATGATGCCGACGCGGTGCCGGATGTGCCTGTTAATCCGGTAACAAAGATGGGCGATGTGTGGTTGCTGGGAAATCATCGGTTGATGTGCGGGGATAGCACAAGCGCTGATTGCGTAACTACTCTGCTAGGGGGGGGCATGCCGCATCTTATGGTTACTGATCCGCCTTACGGCGTCGAATACGACGCAGAATGGCGAAATTTCGCGATGAGATCCTCTGGCACCGTTATTGGTGGCAGAGCCATCGGCAAAGTATTGAACGACGACAAAGCCGATTGGCGGGAAGCATGGGCGTTATTCCCTGGTGAGGTTGCCTACATTTGGCATGCGCCGACAAGAACGCACGAAGTAGTTGCAAGTTTACATAGCTGTGACTTTGAACTGCGGTCTCTCATTATATGGGCAAAAAATACACTTGTTATCAGCCGCTGCCATTATCACCCAAAACACGAACAATGCTGGTATGCGGTAAAAAAAGGCGGCACAGGACATTGGAATGGCGACAGAACACAGACCACAGTTTGGGATGTTCCAAAACCGAAAAAATCAGAAACCGGGCACAGTACGCAAAAGCCTGTCGAGTGTATGCGCAAACCGATTGAAAACAACAGCAGGCCTGGCGATGAAATATATGAGCCGTTTAGCGGCAGCGGAACCACGATAATCGCCGCAGAACAAACAAAGCGGATTTGCTATGCGATGGAGTTATCGCCAAATTATGTTGACATGGCAGTAACCCGGTGGCAAAACTTCACCGGAAAACAAGCCATCCTCGAAGCCACCGGCCAAACTTTCGACGAAATGTCAAATGGCTGAAACTCTAAACGCCGCCCACCTAATCAACGCCACCCGCGCGAAAGCCTTCGCGCCGCGCAAGGCGATGACCGTCAGCGAATGGGCGGATTCCGAGCGCCGCCTGTCCCAAAAAGGCAGCGCCGAGCCGGGGCCGTGGCGTACAGGTCGCAATCCGCCGCTTCGTGAACCAATGGATTGTCTCTCTGCACGCTCCACCGTGAATGATGTGGTGCTGATGTTTCCTATCCAGTTTGGCAAAACTGAAGTGGCCGTCAACTCCCTCGGCTACATGATGGATCACAGTCCCGGCCCGATCATGGTCTGTTTGCCTGGCGAAGTATCCCAAAGCAAATGGATAAACCAAAAATTGAACCCCATGTTGGAAGAAACCCCGGCAGTATCTAAAACATTAACCAGCCTCAACAGCCGCAACTCCAGCAACACCAAAGAATTTAAGGATTTTATCGGCGGCCAGCTCTATATTGAGCATGCGGGCAGTCCGGCTCGGCTTAAATCGACAACGGTAAAATATTTGATTGTTGACGAGTTGACCGAATTCGCCGGCAACCTGCAAACCGGCGACGATCCGCTAATGATGCTTGAAGATCGAACCTCGGCATTCCCGGCAACCTATAAGCGCCTGTATATTTCAAGCCCAGGCATTAAAGGCATTTGCCGAACCGATGAACTTTATCAAAAGTCCGATCAGCGCAAGTATTTCATGCCCTGTCCGCATTGCAACGAGATGATTATTTTTGAATGGTCAGGATTGCACTGGAACCAAGGTGGATCTGAAGTGCGCTATGTCTGCCCGGAATGCGCCTGCGAGATTGAAGAGCATTACAAAACCGGCATGATCAAAAATGGCCGCTGGATTGCCACCAATCCTGGGCCAGCTCTGCGCGGATACCACATAAACGCCCTCTATTATCAAATCGGCCTCGGGCCGCGCTGGGCGACGCTGGTTGATATGTGGCTACAAGCCTACAACGACCCTGCCCGGCTGAAAACATTCCTGAATAGCCGCCTGGCGGAAGCCTGGGAAGACCCGTCCATGCGCGCGGTAAAAATGAATGTGATCGCCGACCGGGCGGAATCCTACCGCTTGCGCGTGGCTCCCATCGGCGTTTGCGCGATCACCGCAGGTGTCGATACCCAGGATAACCGCCTGGCGGTGCACATTACCGGCTGGGGCAAAGGCATGGCCGCCTGGACGCTGGATTACATCGAGTTAATGGGCGATCCGGCTGACGATGCGGTGTGGGTTGCGCTCACTGATCTGCTAAACCGGCCCATTGAGCATGTCAACGGCCACAAATTGCCGATACTCGCCACCGCCATCGATGCGGGCGGACACCGTACCGAGGCCGTCAAAGACTTTGTGCGCCGCCGCATGATCAGGCGGCCAATGGTCATATTCGGCGCTGTGCCTAACAATGCCCCTGTATTAAGCCGGCCAAAGGCCCAGGATGTTAACTGGCGTGGCAAGATCGACAAGCGCGGCGTCAATATTCACCACGTCGGCACCGTAGCAATAAAAAATGTCCTGTTTGGCCGCCTGGCAACCGATGGCGACAAGCCGCCTGAAAATCGCCTGGTGCATTTTTCCGAAGATTTACCCCATGAATATTTTACCGGCATCGTGTCGGAAACGTTTGACCCGCGCACCAACCGCTTTGTAAAAAAGCGCGGCGCTCGTAACGAGCCGCTTGATACTTTTGTATATTCATACGCTGCCGCCCATCATCCTGAATTGCGCCTGCATTTATACACCCATGCAAAGTGGGATGAATTAGGTGGTCACAGCATTAACCGGGTTACAGAAATTTCACAGCCAGTCAGCAATACGGTGCCTGTGCGCAAAAAACCGAAACCAAATTCACAATTGTTATGACTGGCATCATCCAGGAAATGCACCGGGTAGTAACAAACATCGTAGGCGATGAAAACCAGGCCAGCGCAGTAGTCTATGCGCTCATCTCAAATTTTGGCGGAGAACGTCTTTATATTCCCCCAAATGACTATCAAAAACGCAATAGAGAGATGATCGAATTGCATAAAGCAGGCGCAAAAACCTGTCATCTAGCCAGCCGTTATCGACTGTCAATACGCACTGTTTATCGAATTCTTGGCGAATCCGAAAACCGTTAAAAATTTATTTCCAAAAGTGACATTTTTTGGCTGAAAATGTCACAACAATAATGCTATCCTATCAGCATGGCATTCTCAGAAACCCAACTCACAGTTTTAGAAACCTCGATAGCTCGGGGCGCTTTATCTGTGCAGTACAATGATCGACGCATAACCTATCATTCTCTCGCCGAAATGATCCGGTTACGCGATACTATGCGATCAGAGCTGGGAATAGCCATCCCCAATACCAACCGATCCCGTTTTGTTTTGTTACCGACCGGGAAGGGACTATGACTAGCAAAGTCGTCCCAATCAAAAAACGCCGCTACGACGCCGCCAGCAAAACCTCGCGTACTAGCAATTGGCTAACGCCTTCCACCGATGCCACCTCGGCCATTGTCAATCCATCCGTTATTCGTAATCGCGCCCGCGATCTTGTGCGCAATAACCCTTGGGCAGCTAAGGGCGTTGCAGTCATTGTCAATAACGTCGTTGGCTACGGAATTCGCGCACAATTGCAAGGCAGCACAGCTCGCAGCTCAAAACGCGCTCAGGATTTGTGGAAAGCCTGGGCAGAAACAGAACAATGCGACGCGCAAGGATTAACCGACTTTTACGGCATCCAGCAAAACGTCATGCGCTCAGTCGTTGAATCAGGTGAGTGCCTGATCCGTTTGCGATTGAGACCGGCGCAAGACGGTTTGGCCGTTAACTGCCAATTGCAAACCCTGGAACCCGATCACCTTTACGAATTCAATGACGGCCCCTTGCCCAATGGCGGTTACATACAGCGCGGCATCGAATACGATGCCATAGGCCGCCGGGTTGCTTATTACCTGTACAAAGCGCACCCAGGCTCCATTAACCAGTTTTTCAGTAACTTCAGCAGCGGTTATTCGCGCGTACCAGCCTATGAAGTGATTCACGTTTTCAGAACTGACCGACCAGGTCAGGAGCGCGGCGTGTCATGGCTTGCACCGGTCATGATTCGTTTGCGCGAACTGGACATCTATGAGGATGCTTACCTTAACCGGCAAAAACTTGCCAATCTGTTTGCCGCGTTTATTTACACAGACGACCCTAACGAAGCCGAAGCCGAATTCAGCGACGTATCTGAATTAACGCCAGGATCGATGTATGTACTAAAGCAAGGCCGCTCAGTCGAATTTTCAAAGCCCCCGCAAGCAGACGATTACGGCCCTTACACACTAGCCAATTTGAAAGCGGTAGCCGCAGGCCTTGGCATCACTTATGAGTCCTTAACCGGCGATCTATCTCAAGTCAATTTTTCCAGCGCCCGCATGGGCTGGCAGGAATTTGGCCGCAGCATCGATTCCTGGCGCTGGCAGTTGATCATCCCTCGGCTTTGCAATGGCGTAACCCGCTGGTTTGCAGACATTGTCGGGATCTCTGATTTACAGACTGAATGGACGCCACCAGCTCGGATGATGGTTGATCCAACCCGTGAAGTTCCTGCCATTAAAGACGCGATAAGAGCTGGCTTGATGACGCAATCCGAAGCCATCCGAGAACAGGGCTATGACCCTACTCAGATGTTGAACGAATACGCAAAAGATAACGAATTGCTCGACAGTCTTGGCATCGTCCTGGACAGCGATGCCAGAAAAATATCCGGCCAAGGCCAGACCCAAGCAAAAGGAACAGCGAATGACCCAAACACGACAACTCCCTAAGCTGCACACCCGAGCGGCCTTTGTCCCAGCCACGCTGAATGAAGCTAATAGAACGGTTGAACTTACCTGGTCAACCGGTTCGCAAGTGCGACGCATCGATTTTTGGTCTGATAAAGAGTGGATTGAAGAATTAAGCATGGACAGAGCGCATGTCAATTTAGAACGTCTTAATTCCGGTGCGCCTTTGCTAGCTAATCATAGCAATTATGAATTAAACGATGTTATCGGCGTGGTTGATAAAGCCTGGATTGAAGGCGGAGAAGGCCGGGCTTTAGTGCGTTTTAGCGAACGCGACGAAGTTAAACCCATTTTAAACGACGTAAAAACCGGAATCCTGCGCAATATCAGCGTCGGTTATCGCGTCAACAAATTCCAGAAGCAAGACGAAAAACAGGACGATTTAACGGTTTACCGGGCAGTTGACTGGGAACCAATGGAAATATCTTTAGTACCGATTCCAGCTGACAAAGGTGCACAAGTGCGCAGCGGCAGCGAGACTCATAATGTAGAAATCATAAATCAAGAGGTAATTGCAATGGCTGATAAAGTCGAAGACAAGCAGACCGATCAAACAAGGGCGGCTCCCGCTGTTCCGGCTGAAGTGGTCAAACCAGAAACTCATGTTGATGAAGCCGCAACCCGTGCTGAAGCAACCAAACAGGAACGTCAGCGCATTGCTGAAATTCGCAAGTTTGCAACAATTTCACGCACTTCCGAAGCAGAATTAGCCGACTTTATCGAGCGTGGAATCAGCTTACAAGAAGCTAAAAATCAGATGCTGGAAAAATGGTCAGCAAAAGTTGATGCAGAAACCTCGCGCAGCGATACCTCTGTTACAACTGATGCCAAGGACAAATTTATCGAGGCTGGCGTTAACGCTATTTGCGGTCGTGCCGGAGTCGATAAGATGGATGGCGGCAATGAGTTTCGCGGTATGCGCCTAACTGAAATTGCCAAGTTGTGCCTGGAGCGCGGCGGCATATCTGCAAAAGGAATGGATGAGCGCGAAATGGTCAAACGGGCTTTCACGACCAGCACCAGCGATTTTCCGATATTACTCGAAAACGCGATGCACAAAACATTGCAGGCGGCCTATGCAGCTGCGCCAGACACCTGGTCGCGCTTTTGCGCCATTGGCTCAGTTACCGATTTTAGAGCGCATAACCGCTATCGCTTAGGCTCATTTGGAAACCTTGATGCCTTGGGCGAAAACTCAGAGTTTAAAAACAAATCCATTCCTGATGGCGAAAAATCAACGATTACCGCCAGCACCAAAGGCAACACAATCAACATCAGCCGTCAAACCATCATCAATGATGATCTGGGTGCCTTTATCGGCCTGTCACAAATGTTGGGCCGTGCGGCACGTAGAACCATCGAAGCCGATGTATATGCCCTACTGGCCAGCAACCCGACAATGTATGACGGCATAGCATTATTCCATTCCAGTCACGGAAACCTGGCAGGAACTGGCGCAGTGGTTTCAGTAACCACTTTGGAAGCCGCCCGCCAGGCGATGGCAATACAAATGGACATTGGTGGCAATGATTATCTGGATTTGCGCCCTGCCCTTTGGCTTGGCGGCATGAGCGCCGGTGGCGTGGCACGGGTTGCCAACGAAGCGCAATACGATCCCGATACCGCCAACAAACTGCAAATGCCAAACCGGGTACGCGGTTTGTTCCGTGACGTTATCGACACGCCACGCATCAGCGGCACAGAATGGTATACCTTTGCCGATCCCAACGAAGCGCCGGTTATCGAAGTCGGTTTCCTGAATGGTGAACAAGCCCCATTCCTGGATAACCAGGTAGGTTTCGATGTTGACGGCCTGCAATGGAAAGTTCGCCTTGATTATGGTGTGGCAGCTATTGATTATCGTGGCGCTTACAAAAACGGCGGGGCATAAATAGCATTGTAGGGTACGCATCGCGTACCCAAATAATTTATTAATGGTACGCGATGCGCACCCTACAAGAATTTGAGGAAACGAAATGGCTAAAAATTATATTCAAGAAGGCGACACGCTTGACCTTGCTGCGCCTTATGCACGGGAATCCGGAGAAGGCGCTTTAATCGGCACCTTATTTGCTGTAGCCCTGGTAAAGCTCGCCAATGGAGTCACCGGCGCTTTTGCAGTAGAAGGCGTTTTCAGCCTGGCAAAAGTATCGGCCCAAGCCTGGACAGTCGGTGCAAAGATTTATTGGGATGACACAGCCAAGAACTGTACGACTACATCATCCGCTAACACATTGATCGGGATTGCCTCGAAAGCGGCTGCCAACCCGTCGAGCACCGGATACGTCAGACTTAATGGCTGCGTTGTTTAAGCATTGACGAATGCAGGATCGCCGTAAAAACTTGAGACGAGAAACTGACTGCCCTTTTGAAGTGCAAATACAACAACTGACAGATCAGTGCAATCGGATCGAGGAATTTATTAACGACGCCAATCCATTAATGACTTATGTGCGCGGGGAGATTACCAGGAATGAACGCCGTTCGGAGATGTACCGGAAGATTTCAGAAAACGTATTGGGGGCGTCGATTATTGCGATATTGGGCATTATCGGTTCATGGGCTATCGAGAAACTGAAGCTTGATTTTTGGGGCAAGTGATGAATGGAGACTTTATCAATCAACGCTTGCCGAGGTTGTTTTATTTAGTCTCTATTTTCAGTTTTTTGAATACGGTTTTGATTGGTCTTATGTTGTTTATGCATATTTCTCTTGAAATTGATATGCGAACAGCACTCGATAATCAGGAATCCATGAAAAAAGATATTATCGGATTTCATGTAACTAATGGGAAGGTGATGTTGATAATAAAAAACTTGCATCACTTAAGCGGCCTGGAAACGGAATGCGTCGAATGCCATGCGCAGCACATGGACAAATAATTATTAATTTTAAAAATTTAACTTTGGAATTGCCACAATGAAACTTACTAAATTTATTGCCCACTTAATTATCGGCCTTGCGCTTTTATTAAGCGCAAGCCAGGCCAATGCGCTGGGATTTTCCGATTATGCAGAAAATAAACTGGCTGATCATCTATTCCGCAATACCGCTTATTCGGAAGCATCACCGGCCAGTTTTTACATAGCCCTTTATACCACAGCCTGTACCGATGCCGCCGCAGGCACAGAGGTTGCCACGGGAGGTTATGCGCGTGTTGCCATTACCCGGTCAACATCGGCCTGGACGGGTAC